CTATTTTGGGAGCGTTTTTTCTCCGAATACTTCGATGGACACGTTTTTGCCGTCCCAAGTGACGCGATCGACCAGGGCGCGGATAGCGCGGCGCTGCTCGTCATGCGTGAGGGAGGCAAAGCTGGTGCGGAAGCTCTCCAGCGCGGAGAAAGCGGCGTCAAGGAGGGCGGAGGGATCGGCGTCGAGCAGGACGGAGGCGTTGAGCTCGCTCAGCGCGTCGCGGTGCTGCTCGATTTCCTGCTCATAGCGGTCGATTTCGCACAGGATGCGCTGGCGGGCACCCTCCGGCGCGCCAGCGGCCAGAGCGTCCACCAGCTTATCCACCTTTTTTTGCATGGAGGCGATGGCCTTTTCGTGCGTGGCCACGGCTTCGGCATGCGTGCGCCGCGCCTCGCCCTGGGCAAGGCGGGCTTCGCTGCGAAGCGTGCTGATGGCTCCTCCATCGGAGGTGAGGCTGGTCAGCTCTTTGATGACCAGAGCGTCCACGTCGCGGCCTGGGGCGTTTGGCATAGTGCAGCGCGCGCCGCAACTGTCGATTTTCGTCAGGCACACGTAGCTGAAGCGGCGCTTGCCGTCCGGCAGAGGTTTGCCGTAGGCCTTGGGCCGCATGTATGCCCCGCAGCCGGCGCAGCGGATGATGCCCGATAGCAGCGCGTTTTCGGTGCGCGGGGCTTTGTAGGCACTGCCCAGATCACGGTTGTCTTGAAGGATCTGCTGGGCGCGCACCCATATGGCGCCCGGAAGGATGCCGCGGTGCAGTCCGGGCGCGATAATCCAGTCGCTGGTCGGTCGGGAGACGGTGCCACCATCGTCCTTACGGGTGCGGGCGAAGGGCTGGATGCCGCGCACGCCGTCAAAATCCTCCCGCTGGGCGCAGAGCTGGTAGTCACCGGATGAAAAATACGCCCACGCCTCCGCGTCGGCGGTGCAGTAGACGGGATTGGTCAAAAGCAGGCGCAGCGTGGTACGGGAATAGTCGTTGCCGTTGCGGCTGACGATGCGGTGTTCCAGACAATACTGGAGCAGCTTGGTCACGCTGCCCAACCGCAGAAAATGGTCAAACAGATCACGCACCTGCGCAAGCTCCTCCTCCACGGGCGAAAGCATGAGGAGCTTGCGCTTTTTGTCGTCCCGGTGGACCTCCTGCGCTTTGGCCACAAAGCCCAGCGGAGTGACCCCTCCCAGCCAGCGGCCGGAACGGGCCATTTCGTACAGGTTATCCTTGACACGCTCGGCCAGCGTCTCTCGCTCCATCTGTGCCAGGGCGGAGGAGATATACACCATGGCCCGGCCAAAGGGCGTGGAGGTGTCGAAGTTGTTGCGGACGGAGACAAAGGCGATGTTATGGCGTTGAAGATCGTCCAGCAGCTCGGCAAAATCGCGCACATTGCGGCTGATGCGGTCCAGACGGTAGCAGCACAGCACCTGAAATTTGTCGGCGCGCATGTCCTCGATCATCTGCGTATAGGCCGGACGGTTGGTGCTTTTGCCGGAAAAGCCCTCGTCCTCGTCATAGACGAGATAATGCGGGTCGTCGAAGCAGCGGTCGCAGTATTCGCGGCACATGGCGACCTGATTGGCGATGGATTCGCTGGTGGGCGAAAACTTGCTTTTGCGTGGGTAGATGGCGATGTTCACGGCGTGCCTCCCTGGCTAGAAGATAACAACCGGGCAGGAAAAGTCAGACAGCGGCAGACAGCTTTTCGCTCAGTTCGCGCAATAGGGGCAAATAGGTATTTCCGATGGCCTGATACACGGCGTCGGCCACCGCGTCATCGTAAAGATGCGAGGTCTGATTACGGGCATCCAGCAGAGCAAGCCAGCCGGCCTCGTCGGTGATGATGTGTTCGGCGTAGGCTTTGCGCATGACGGCCTTGGGGCTGTGCACATCCAGATAGCCCTGTGCCTGCATGTAATCCTGCGCGGCCTTCCAGGCCAGCTCTGCGCAGAACTCGAAGCGCTGGATGGCACCGTCGCGCACGACCGTGCTGCCCTTTTGCCGGTACTCCGCTATGGCCTCTTCCAGTCGGGAGAGCGCGTTGTGAAGCTGCTGAATTTTGACTACGGATGCATCCATCAGCACGATACCGTCCTTTTTGATATTCTCGGCAAAAGCCGGGGAGGTCTTTTCGGAGACATGGACAAGGTCGTATTCCAAGAGGGTGGGGAGCTGCTCCATGCAGGCTTCAAAGCGGAAAAAGCCCTCGTTGCTACCAAAGAAGGCGATGTCGATGTCGCTTTCGGGATGATGATCCCCCCGCGCGCGGGAGCCGTAGAGCACCACGCGCTGGGCGTGGCGCCGCCCGGCAGAGGCGATGGCCTGAAGCACGGGGACGGGAATGCCGGTGCGCCGGGACAGGGCGGTGAGATCGGGCATGGAAAGGCCTCCTGAAAGATACTAGGATAAAATCAAGTAATATCCGCTTCTTCTTCCGGGTCAATATCCAGTGAATCCTCTATGCTGCTGAGTGGATGGTCAAGCGAAAGGCTTAGCCGGTATTGCTCGGCAACCATTGTCCGATTAAAAGGAGCTGTTGGATCGATCGAAGAAACCAGAGCCTCCAATTCGTCCAGCGAAACATCAAAAAATTCTTTTCGGCGATTCACTTTATTCACGCGTTTTGCATCAAGCCGGGTGTGCAATTCATGCTCCAGAGACACTGCATCCTGAGAGAAGATCAGGCTATGAATGTCATATGGAAAAGGAACGCTGGCATTGCCAAGCTCGTTTACGCGGTCTTCGGGTTCCAGACGCCGGGTCATGCCAATTTTAAATACATGATCGCCAAAGGCTCCCATGTTGCTGATAACATACACTGTGCCGGCCTTCCCGTTTTGAAGGTTGATGATTTCTTCTCTCTTTCCCTCGAGCTCCGACAGATGTTCGCGTACTTCGGACAGCTGATTGGTGATCAACTGGCTTTGAGCTTCACTGGCTTGCGCAAGCTGGGCTTTCAGGCGCTCGATTTCAGCCAGATACTTCTTTTCTTCACTTTCAACTTTCTTGCGTTGCTGCTCAAGCAGCTTCCTTTCAGCGGCTTCCTGACGCATCTGCTCGCGGATGGCACGCTGTTCTTCTTTTGCGCGTTCTCTCCGGACAAAATACTCATATTCCAGCTTTACAGCGTTGATATACAGGTACTCGATCTGACCGGCAAATTTCATCAAAGTGGGGGCGATCGTTTGATTTCCGTCAGCTATAATCGCGTAGTACTCGGATGTGATCTTTTTGACTTTTGAAATGGCAGCATCAAGTTTATTGAATGACAGGGACTTCATGATAACGTCAAGCTCCGCGCTAAGAGCCAGAACCATCAGTTTATACAGCATTGCATAGGCTTTTGTGGTATAACGTGCCTGATATTCGGTATAAAGAGATTTGATTTGTTTTTCGACGGCGCGATACTGAGCACGAAGATCTTTCATTGTGAGACAGTTCAGATCCTGAGCCGGAGGGACTAGTTCCTCCATATTGTGTATCAGCTGTTCCATTGCCTGCGGATTGTAACCATCTTTAAACTCAGACAGAGCATATTTGGCGCTTAACAATAGATTTGACATTTTCGCAACACGTGCTGAAAGCTTGTTTTCATCACCCTGCAATTTTTCATAGGACTGGTTAAGAGAAGCGATATGTTCCTTGATTTCTTCGGCCCTGCGAAAAAGCGGTTCCGTTTTTTCGGCGGCCTGCTTTTCCGCTCTGGAAATAGCCTGAGCAAGCAAAGCTTCCTCGTTTTCACGGCGGGATTTCAGCTGATCGATTTTTTCCTGAAGATCAGCGACCTGTTTTTGATAGGCAGCCAGCTGGCAGGCTTTACAAAGCCCGTCATGGTTTGTTTTCAAAAACAGCCCATGTTTACCGCAAACATTGCACTTTCCCATGGCAATTGCTCCTTGCTTTTATTTACGCTGGTTTTCAAGCTTCTTCTTTATCCTCAGCTTCTTTTGCCGATATTTTTCATCTTCCAGACCGTGCTCCTTTGCATGGCGGATAGCCATATCGCAGTATATCAGGGCGTTTTCATAGTCCTGTGCATGAAGATGGATCATGATCAGGCGATCAAAAGCGGGTATATTGCCGTCAAATCCGTATTTCATCGTGTGATTATGATCGCGAAGCATTTCTTTATCCGGGGCGCCGACATTGACCGTATATTCGCGGAAAAAGGCTTCCGCTTCGTCCCTCTCCTGCTGGTCCAGCAACGGCAGCTCCGCAATATCTTCTTTGCAGAGAGCAATGCACTTTTCGAGCCACTGCGGTTCGGCCCGATATTTATAATAAAATGAAATGAGCGGTATGCGTGCAAAATGCCGGGCTTTCGGCTGGGTCTGTTCCTGATATTCGGCCAGCAGCTCCCGCTCTTTTTCCTCATCGAAAACGGGGGTTTCCTTGGCAGGCGCATCAAGAGTTTGCATATCCGTATCGCCAAGTGATGCCGCAAGCCTGTCCACTTCATGCGCTGAATCGGGTTCCATGCGGGATTGAAAGGCTTTAAGGTTATCTATGGCTGCTGAAAGCTTGCGCATGCGGGCCTGTGGAGACTTGAGATTGCATGCAGCGCGTGTATTTGATTCCCACGCGCGTGCGATCATATTCATTTCACAGGTCGCCTTTTCCGAAAGCAGTGTAGAAAGTGTAACGGAAGGCAACGGCTCATGATAGACGGCGAAGCGCTCCAGATGGGTGAGCTTTTGCAGGGCGTCCACATAAAGATCATAGTTTTCAAAGTATTTCTGCGGATCTGTACAGGCATTGACCCAATGGCGCGCATTTCCGGCCCGCTCAAACAGCCGGTCGGAAAAATAACCGACTTTGGTTGCCGCTTCCCTCAGAGACATGTCCCTCTTTCCATCGTCATGAGAGAAATAATGATATTCAGTAAAAGCGCTTTCGCCTTCCTCGGATGCAAGGTTATAGAGAAGCATGCGCAACTCCGGTGGCACATTGTTCTGCTTTAACGGAATGCGGGAAACCATAGGCATGGAAACATCTACTGTGAATTCCTGACGGGGCTGAACGGGTTTGGGCACAGCAGCAGCCCGTCTTTTTTCCGCAAGCATGGCTGCGCATTGCGGACATAGTCCCTGGGCGTCAAGTCGCAGAAACAGGCCCCTGCGGCCGCATTGCTTGCACTTTGCCATAAGAGAAAGCCCCCTTCTTGCTCACACGATCGCCGTTTTGTAATACGCTATAGCCCTTTGCATAAATTCGCAGGACACATCGAAAAGCTCTGCCAGATCCCACACCTCTGTGACGCCATGGCGGACGGCCTGCATGAGCCGGCCATAGGGCACGAGCCTGGCAAAAGCCCATTTATCCGCGCGGCGCTCGGCCTTTGCGCGGATATCATATTTCGAGTAGCGGTTGTAGAAGCCGCCGTATTCGCAGTGGCCCAGCTCATGGGCGAGGGCTTCACGCTCCTGCTGCACGTTCAGGCGTTGGTCGATGGCAATGTAGCAGCGTTTATTCGTTTGAAGACTGAAGGAGGGCGTTTCGGTCAGGCTTTCGCATACGACAACATGACCGCGCCTTTCAGCGATGCCATACAGATCATCGTTTGTGACCAAGCTCCTCACGCTCCTCGCGCATCTTCACGAATTGGGCAAATCGCTTGACTTCTTCGAATTGAGCGTCGGTAATTTCTGCATCGCCGCCGAAAAGGGCGAATTTGATATCCTCATCACGGATGACGGGATGTTCTGGTTGGGATTCACCCATTAGGTCGGATACGGTGGTGCCGAGCAACTCGGCTATTTGAGGTATTAGGCTGATGTCCGGCGTTGTTCTTCCATTTTCCCATTGACTAACGGCGCTCGGCGTTACTTGAAGCATTTTTGCAAATTCTTTTTGCCGTATGCCTAACTTTTTTCGTAGATATGCGATTCTTTTGCAGTTCATCACCGTCGCCTCCTGTTTGTTTTGATTCAATTATATAGTGACACTAAATTATTTTCAATTATATTTAGTATTACTATTGACAATGCAAAATAATTAAGTATAATTAAGTTATGCTTAATTCATGGAGGTGAGTCCCGCAATGATAGATATCGCAGCTTTGAGAAAAAAACTCGGAATGAGCGCGGTCGAGCTTGCTGCGGCTATTGATGTTACACCTGGATTTATAAGTCAAGTTGAAAATGGAAAGTCCGGCGTTTCTACCGACACCGCCGCCAAGCTCGCCCGCGCCCTTGGCTGCACCATCGACGAGCTGCTGGGAGAAACGATAGACCCCGACCAACCCGTAAGGAGGTGAAACCATGCAGAAGACCTTGCCAGCCGTATTGACGCCGCAGGAGTTTGCGCAGCTGCTGCAGGTAGGCATCAAAAGCGCCAGAGCCATCATGCGGGAACTGCCGCACCTGAACTGCGAGCAACGGCTGAACGGGCAATACAGGACCCTGCGTATCACCCGAGAGGTAGCCGAGGCGTTCCTTCGGGGTGAGCTGACGCGTTTGCCGGCACTGCCGACCGCGACCAGTCTGCAAATGAAGCGGGAATATGAGCGCCAGCTGGCTGAACTTGGCCGGAGATACTCGCAGCCCTATCGCCCGATCCCCTACCGAAAATCAAAAAAGGAGGAATAAAGGATGTACCTCATCGAGTATCAGCCGCCCACGGCGCTGAACCGCTGGCGGCACAGGCGGCGCATCCGGCACATGGCCGAGAGGGTCATACCGCGGAGCTATGAGTGGGTCATGCTGGTGGTGGCTGCCCTGATATGGGCAGTGTTGGCGGTGCTGTTCGTCGGGTGGTGGACGGTATGACAAGCAAGCTGAAAGTCTACTTCTACGCGTGCTACGACGAAGCGGACAAGCAGGCATACAGCGGGCTGACGGTCGGCCTGTGTGCAGCAAGCGTGCGTGAGGATGTGCGAAAGAACTTCCGTCATCCGAAGTACATCAGTGTTCACCGCGTGCCGGAGCTGGCAGTGGCTGTGGATGGAGACGGAAGGGAGTACATCATTCCACAGAAAAAAGCCCCGCAGGGGACGCGGGGCCAATGAACATCAAGAACGGCTGTCGGCCTTCATGTTCCATTACAGTTTAACACAGAAAAGGGGGATTGGCAATGGCTTACCGTCGCTGCGAGGTTTGCGGCGCATACCTTGATCCGGCCGAAAAATGCGATTGCGGAGGCGTTGCGCCTGCCGTGCCTGTGCCTGCGCCCGCCCGGCAGCGCCGCGAGAGGTTCGGACCCATGCCAAAGCGCCGCAGACCGCGCCTTCATAAGCTGGACCCCGACCGCGCATGGCTGGCGTTTGATTCAAAATAACGGAGGAACACCCATGAAACACATTCAAATCGATGAGCTTCACATTATCGGTTTCAAGGGCATCAAAGACCTCGTCCTCTCCTTCGGCGGCCACAGCGCCGTGATCTCCGGGCGAAACGGAACGGGCAAGACCAGCGTGTATGACGCCTTCCTCTGGTTACTGTTCGGCAAGGTGAGCGACGGAAGCAAGGCGGATGTAAAGCCCTTGACCGCTCTTGGCGCCCGCAAAAGCGGCGTGGACTGTGAGGTGAGCGCCCGCCTTCTCGTGGATGGAACGCCTGTGCGCCTTCGCCGGCAATGGCACGAAATCTGGAAGAAACCCGCCGGCGGGGGCTAAGCGGTCTATGACCGGGACGAAACCCTGTGCTGGGTGGATGACGTGCCCATGAAGCTGGAAAAGGAATACCAGCCCTATGTGCAGGCGATGGTGGGCGGCGACGAAAAGACGTTTCAGCTGCTGACAGACCACGGCGCATTTCTGCGCCTGCACTGGACGGAACGGCGCAGGCAACTGATGGCCATGGCGGGCGGCGATCCGGAGCGCGAGCTGCTGGGACGTACGGAATTTACGAAGGTAGCGGAGCTGCTTGACGGATGCAAACCCGAAGAGGCCAAAAAGCGCCTGATGGACCGCCGCAAGCGCCTGAGCAGCGAGCTTTCGCAGCTCCCGGCACGCATGGATGAGCTGGAACGAACGCTGAGCCCTGTTTCCGGGGAGGAGCTGGCACATGCCAGAGAGCAGCTTGCGCAGCTGGAGGAAAGCATTGCCGCCGTTGACGCGGAGATTGCAAACGGCCAGGGGGCCGCCGGCCGGCTGAATGAGCTGCTTCGCCGGAAGAGCGCGGCGGCAAGGCGCGTTGCGGAGATTGCCTCCGGGGCGGCGGAGGATCATCTGCGCGCGGTGAACGAGCGCCGGGCCGTATACGACGGACTACTTGCCCGGCAAAAGCGCATGGAGGCGGAGATGGCCGGTCTGAAACAGAGGCTGGATGACCGGTATACCCGCATAGCGGAACGCGAGAGCCAGCGCAGGGACCTGCTTGCCCGCTACCATGAGATCGAAGATCGCTCTGTGCCTTCCTTTGAGGCCAGCGGGGTTTGCGAGGCCTGCGGACAGGCGTTGCCCCCGGAGCGGGTGGAGGCAGCGCTGGAAAAGATGCGTGCCTGCTGGGAACAGCAGCGCGAGGCCGAACTGCGGGTCATTCTGGAAAAGGGGCGTGCCTGCAAAAGGGAACTGGAAAACCTGACGAATGAAGCCGACGAACTTGTAAACCAAACAGATGTGTTGACCGGGAAAATGAGCGAGATGGCCGGGAATGTAAAGCAGGCCGAAACGGAATGGGAGGAAGCGCGAAGCGGCTCACCCAACCTTGAAGCGCAGCCGGGGTATGCGCCGGCAAAAGAGCAGCTTGACCAGATCGAACGGGAGATCGAGGCCTTCGGCACGGATACACGCCGGCAAGAGCTTCTGGACCGCAAAGCGCAATGGCAGCGGGCCTGTGCCCAGCCGCGGGCCATACTGATGCGCGCGGAGCAGAACGAGACCGTGAAAAAGCGCATGGAAGAACTGGCCGGTGAAAAGAAGCGGCTGGGAACCGAGCTGGTAACCATCGATGGGCATATCGAACTGCTGGGCGAGTATGTGCGGGCCTGTTGCAGCGCCATGGAGGAACAGATCAACCGTCATTTCCGCTCCATCCGCTGGAAACTGTTCGACACCGCCAAAAACGGCAGCGTACAGGACTTATGCACCGCCACCGTGAACGGCGTTCCCTACGGCGGGGGCCTGAACACCGGCGCCAGCATCAATGCAGGTATCGAGATCATCCGCGCCTTGAGCGGTGTATACGACATTTCGGCGCCCTGCTTTGTGGATAACGCCGAGGCCGTCAATGCCCTTGCCCGCACCGACGGGCAGATGATCGAGCTGCGCGTGAGCGCGGAGGAGCATCTCACCATGACCACCTACACAGACGACTGAAACGGAGGCGGAAACAATGGCAGCACAACCCGGGGAAACGACCGCCGTCACACGGCGCGAGGCTACGCCCAGCGAGCGCTTTTCTCTGGCAGTAGAAAGGCAGTATACCGGCGAGATCGGCCAGCTCCAGATGACCGAGTACGACAAGACCCTTGCCCAGCACCTGTTTGTCAGGATCGACGCGGCCTTCGCCGAAATGAACGCCCGCAAGAGCGGCAACGACATCCCTGTTTCCTGGAACAACGTCAACATGCGCAAGCTGGCCATCGACGCTGTGCACCGCGTGCAGCTCGGCATTGACGCGCTGATTCCCGGCCACCTGTACCCCATCGCCTACTTTAACGGCAAAACCCAACAGTACGATGTGGATCTGCGCATTGGCTACAAAGGCGAGCTGTACTACAAAATGCGCGCTTCCGTCAAGCCGGTTCAGGACGTGCGCATTGAGCTGGTTTACGATACGGATGAATTTACCGTGTACAAGAAGGGCGTTTCCTGCGACGTGGAGGGCTACGACTTCAGGATCACCAACCCTTTCGACCGCGGTACGCTGGTGGGTGGATTCGGCTATCTGGCCTTTGAACATGCCGGGGACAACGTGCTGGTGATGCTCAGCAAAGCGGAAATCGAACGTTATCGCGCGTCCAGCAAGGCCGCCAGCGGCAATTTCTGGCGCGACTGGTACGAGCAGATGGCGTACAAGACCATCGTCCACCGCCTGATGGACAGGATCATCATCGACCCGGAAAAGATCAACGTAAACGCCATGGCCAGCGTGGAGGGCGATGGCTTCGATCAGCAGCAGGATGCCGCAGCGCCCGCCATGCGCGAAAGCACCCCCATGACCATTGAGTCGGAGGATGTGCCGCAGCAGCCGGCGCCCCTTCACGCCGAAGCCGGAATGGACGCATCCACGGAGGAACCGTTCTGATGCTCCTGTCTGTCATCGCCACCGGCTCCGCCGGCAACTGCTACGCCCTGCACCACGGCGGACGCATCCTGCTGCTGGATGCCGGTGTGCAGGCGCAGAAGATCATGCGCGGTATCGATCACCGGCTGGAGGATGTGTCCGGCTGCCTCATCACCCATGAGCACATGGATCACTGCCGCGCGGTGGAATCCCTGACCGCGCTCGGTGTGGAATGCTACGGCAGCCATGGCACCCGCAAGGCGGTTCCCGGACTGCATGCCACCCGGCTGCCCATTTCCCTTGACCCGTTCGTGTGCCGCTGCTTCCCCGTCTGCCACGACGCGCTGGACCCCTGCGGCTGGCTGATTCTCAACCGCGAAACGGGCGAGCGCATGGTCTACGCCACTGACTGCTGCGGGCTGTACAACACATTCCCCGGCGTGCACTACTGGCTGATCGAGTGCAACTACATGGACGAGCTGCTCAGCAGCGGCACGCCGCCCGCGCTGGCCAGACGCCTTACGACCAGTCACATGAGCCTCGCCAGGCTGCTGGAGGTATTTGCCGCCAACGACCTGACCGACTGCCGGCAGATCGTGCTGTGCCACGGCAGCCGGGAACGACTGGACCCCGATCAGGCGGTCCGGCACGTGCAGGAGGCCACCGGAAAGCCGGCGGTGGCGGCGCAGGCCGGGCGGATGTACCGGCTTGAGCTGGAGCCGTTCTGACACAGGGAAATCAGAGCCAAGCAGCAGGCATGCTGGTTAACCGCAAAGCGCTGAAAGGAGGTGAAAAGCATGGCACAACGAGCCTTTCGTGGACTCGACCAACTGATGGACGGAGCGATTTCCGAACGGTTTAACGCTGAACTCGGACGTTTATGGACCAACATCTATGATCTGCGAACCCCCGCCACCAAAGCACGTACCGATGGCAAATTTCCAGCGGCAGGCGGCGGTATAAAAGCCGCTTGCCGCTGGCATGACATAAGGCTGGCTGGTTTGTACGGCAGAGAGGCAGGAGCATCCATATGAGCGAAACCATTTCCGGCAAGATCATCGACGCGGGGCCGGAGGGGCTGACCATCCGTGCCCCGTACAGCGACTGGCAGCGCTTTGTGCTTCGCAGATATGAGGACGTACAGGTGCTTTTATGCGACGGGAGACAACTAACCCCAAAGCAGAGCCGCGCGATTCACGCCATGGTGCACGACATTGCCCGGTGGCAGAGCGGGTTTGCATACAGGGATCGCGTCTTTCATGAGACGCTGTGCGCCTTGCAGCTGCAGTACATCATCGACACAACAGACAGCGAGGAGGTGCGCTACTCCCTGACGCAGCGGTTCTGCGATCTGATGGACATTCCCCTTTTCTCGCTTTCGCCCAAAAACGAAAACTGCGCCGATATGACCACGGCGCACGAGTTTCTTGGCTGGCTGATCGACCTGTGCGTGGCCTATGACATTCCCACCAGCGGGCCGCTGACAGAACGTGCGGAGGACGTTTCCCGCTACCTGTACGCCTGCCTGCTCAACCGACGCTGCGCCGTCTGCGGACTGGCAGGAGGCCCTGCGGACCTGCACCATGTGACGCGCGTGGGAATGGGGCGAAGCCGGAAACGCATCGCACATATCGGCCTTCTGGCCGAAAGCCTGTGCCGGACGCACCATCAGGAGGTGGACCAGATAGGCCAGACTGCCTTTGATGAAAAGTACCACATATACGGCATCCCGCTGGACGAACGGCTATGTGGGATTCACGGACTGTCGCCACATGGCAGCGGCGCTCATACTGAAACGGAAAACGCCCTCACATGACACACGGAGGAGCCCCACACAAGGGCGGCTGAGCTGAAGGCATAGTGAGCGAAGGGTGGGCGCGCAGGGAAGCGTGTGCCCAGTGGGCACTTGGGCCGAAGGTCGAAAGCGACCCGAAGCGGGGCAGCGAAACCATGAGCGCGACCGTTAGGGAAGCGCGAATGATTGAGCAACCGGGAATGGGACCCGCCCGTAAGCGAGCGGCAGACAAGCAGGTTGCCTGCACAGCATGAACGCCGGGGGGCGGGCATGCGAACTCAACACGAAGGGAGCCGGACTATGAACTACGCGCGTGAAGCTTTGGCTCTGATCGATCGGATGATAGCAAGGCCCTTGACGGCCCACGAAATCGCTTTATGGCACGCGCTGGCGGCCATCAGCGCAAGGTGTGGAAAGTCGGAGGGGCTTTCGGTTCCGATGGACTTGCTGAAGGTTTACACAGGTTCAAGCAAGGATTCCGTGGAGCGGGCGCGAAACGGACTGAAAACCAAGGGGCTGATCGATTGGCAGAGCCAGCGCGGCCGGAAGGCGCCACTTTACACCATTTACAGCGTTGCGGAGCAAATAGCGGCGCAACCCGCCCCGCAACCCGCCCCGCAACCTGCCCCACAACCTGCCCCGCAACATACCCCACAACCTGCCCCCTTATATACTACTGCTACTATCAACAGCAGCAGTAATATAAGGGCGCAAATAGCGGCGCAAAGTACCCCGCAACCTGCCCCACAAAGTACCCCGCAACCTGCGGCCCAAACGCTTCCCCTGCTGACACAGGAGGAGGCCGACGCCCTGCAGCGGGAAATGGACGATGTGCTGGACGCCGCGGCGGAGATCGGCATTCCGCAAAGCGCGGCGGACCTGAGCCAGGGTAACCGGCTGGTGGCGGACTACTCGGCGGCATGGGTGCGGGAGGCGATCCGGCGGGCGGGCACGGGCAGCGCGAGCACACGCTGTTGGCGGTACGTGGAGGCAATTCTGCGCAGGTGGCGTGAGCGCGGGGGCATGGATGAAGCGCATCAGGACATGCGTGCACCGGCGGGCGAAGAGGATTCAGCACGGCTGCGCGAGGATGCGCGCACGCTGGCGCGGCTGAGGGGGGAATTGCCCAGATGATCTCCCTGTACGACCACGAGAGCGAAAGGTGGCTGATCGGCGCGCTGCTGACGGACGCGGAGGTGCAAAAGCAGCTGCCGGCGCTTCCGGCAGAGCTCATGCACGACCCGCTGAACGAAAAGATTCTATCGTGCATGCGGCGGCTTCAGGAGCGGCGCGCGCCCATCGAGCCGCTGAGCGTGCAGGGCGCCCTGCGCGACGCGGGCGAGCCGGACATGGCGGAATACCTGATCGGGTGCATGCGCTTTGCGGTATCGGGGGCGAGCGCGGGGCACTACATCGCCCGGCTCAGGGACCTTTGCCGGGCCCGGAGCGCCTATGCCATGGCCAGCGCGTTTTGCCACAAACTGACCGAGGGCGAGGACGTGGATGCCTGCACCGACGCGCTTCGCACCGCCCTCCGGGGGCTGGACGCGCCATCCGGGCGCATCGTGCGCATGGGCGAGCTGGCCAGCGGTGTATACGACGATGTGGAACGGCGGTCCCGCGGCGAAATGACAGGGATTCTGACCGGAATTCCGGATCTTGACCGGCTGATCTTCTGTCTGGAGCCGGGCGATCTGGCGGTGATCGGCGCGCGGCCCGCGGTGGGCAAATCCGCCTTCGGCATGCAGATCGCCCTCAACGCCGCCCGGCAGGGACGGCATGTGCTGGTGTGCAGCCGCGAAATGCGTCAGATGCAGTACGCGCACCGCATCGCCGCCCACCTTTCGGGCATCAACAGCGCCCGGCTGCGCCGAGGGGCGCTGTCGCAGGAGGAATGGGGCGAGCTGGCCGGGTGCTGCGGGGAGATGGGCCGCCTGCCGCTGGCGTTCACCTTCGACAGCGCCACGGTGGAGGAGCTGCGCGTGCAGGCCCAGCGGGAAAAGGAATTGGGAAACCTCGATCTGCTGGTGGTGGATTACCTGCAAATTCTGCGCACCAGCGCGCGCCTGCAAAAGCGTTACGAGGCCGTGGGCCATGTGAGCCGCGCCCTCAAGGACATCGCGCTGGATCTGCAGGTGCCGGTGGTGGCCATGGCGCAGGTGGGGCGGCAGACGGTAAGCGCCGGCGGTGAGCGTGCGCCGGTGATGCCGGACCTGAGCGACCTGCGCGAATCGGGCAACATTGAGCAGGACGCGGACATCGTGATCTTTCTGCATCACCCCACCAGCGGCAGCGACCGCAGCATTCCCTCGTATGACACCGACACGCGCGGGGCCATCGAGGCGCGGGAGGGATATCAGTACATCGTGGTGCGGGTGGCCAAGCAGCGCCAGGGCGAAAACGGGTCCTTCGGCGTGGAGTTTGACGCGCCGCACATGACCTACACTTGCATTGCGAGGTGAGCAAAGATGAACGGGACGATTAAACCGATTCCACTGAAAGAGTCGGAGGCAAGGGAGATCCAGCTACTTTGGGGAGTGATGGAGATCCTCAGCGAGACATCTCCGAGACTGAAAAAGCGGCTGCAGGCCTGCGGGCGGTGGCGGCAGCTACGCACCTGTGCGGCATGGATGGGCCGCATCGTAGGCGATGTGATGGACACCATCGAGCCGCCAAAGCGTCGGAAATTTATGCTGAACCTTGAAAATCAGGAGATGCGCATCGTTTGTAAAGGCGTGCCGGACACCACGCCGGGCTACACCGTCGTGGAGCAGGATGTGCTACATACCTACATCCGGCAGGCAATCGGTCATCGCTGCGTGCTGTGCGACGGCGCCGGATGCGACAAGGCTCGGTGCGAGCTGCGAAAGGCTTTGAAAAAGACAGTGATGTTTGAGATTGATGAAACAGGCGGCATATGTCTTGGGAAAAAGTTGCTTACGCACATGGAGGAATGAGGGATGAAACAGATCACGATTTCGCTATCGGAGTATGAGCGGCTCAAGGACCTGATTGCGCAGGCAGACACGCGCCACGGGCTGGAGATGGCTGCTTTGGAGCGAAGGTATCAAGAACGGATCAAGCAAATGCAGAGGGACCATCATGCGGAAGTGACGAGGCTTGAGAGCGCTATCGCGCATCAGGCGGAGCAGGTGAGGGGAATGGCGGCGTATGGGGTGAAATCAGAATCATACGGAGATCGTGGTGGGAAGGAAGATGCTGTCAGCTGTGACCCCATCGCGCAGGCTATTTACAGGACCTTCTGCGGGAGATGATGACCGAAACCGATACAAGGAGGCATGTTCATGAGACCCACTCCCCCGTCCATTCCCCACACCATCAGCCGGTACGCCTATGCGGAGCTGCGTGCCTTCTGCCGGCAATACGGGGAGAAAAAATCCAGAGCTGCCGCACTGGCCGGCGTGTCCTCCCCGATACTGACGGGTATGCCGCACGGTTCTGATATTTCTGATCCCGTGACCCGAGCTGTGGAACGTCGCGAGAGGCTGCTTGCCGACTGTGCCATGATCGAGCGCGCAGCGGAACTTGCAGGAGGCGGCGGCTTCTATCACGCATTGATTCTCAACTGTTGCCACGGCATCGGGTATCTCTACATGGATCCCGCCATACTGCCCACCGCAAACCGCAACGCCTTTTTCCGGGCACGGCGGGAATTCTACTGGCTGTTGCATCAGTTCAGAAGCGGCGAAATTTGATACTTTTTTTCGATGGTTTTGTGTTAAAATGGCATCGTGAAAAACGGAACAGGCCGGTAGGGCGCAGTGCGAAGGCACCGCGCTCTTTCTTATACAAAAAATCACGGGAGGTGGTGAACATGGATGGGCGTTGACTGGACGAAGATCAGAAATGAGTATATCAACACCGATATCGGCATGCGCCCGCTGGCTGAGAAATACGGGGTGGGTGCAAACACGCTCAAATCGCGCGCAACCCGTGAGAAATGGGCAAAAGCACGCACAAAACAGTGCGTCCAAACCGCGTACAAATGCGTACAGAAATCCGCCCAAGCCGTTGCCACTGCCGAAGCCGACCGCCTGTCCGCCGCCGCCCGCATCCGCGCCAAGGCGACGCAGTATCTGGATAAGCGCATGGACACCCTGCTGGAAAGCGGCCAAAAGGCTTATGAGGTAAAAGTGGTGATGGAAACCCTCAGACTGATTGCCGACATGGAAAAAAGCGACGCCGGCGCGGCAGAGGAGGCTGCGGTGCAGATTGTGGAGGACCTGACGCAGTGAAGCAGATACGCATGAGTGAACTTCTTGCCCCGGTATTCGCACCTGTGCACACCGACATCCGCCGCGGCGGGCACGCCGAATACTGGCTATACGGCGGGCGCGGGAGTGGAAAGAGCAGCTTTGTGAGCATCGAGATTGTGCTGGGCATGATGAAAGACCCGCAGGCCAACGCGCTGGTGGTGCGCAGGGTAGCCAAGACGCTTCGGCAGAGCGTATACGAGCAGCTGTGCTGGGCGATAGACCGTCTGGGGGTGGATCACCTGTGGGCGCGGCGCTTGAGTCCCATGGAACTGATCTACAGGCCCACAGGGCAGCGGATCCTGTTCATTGGCGCGGACGACCCGCAGAAAAGCAAGGGCATCAAGGTATCACGCGGCAGCTTCAAATTTTTGTGGTTTGAGGAACTGGCGGAGTTTGACGGCATGGGTGCGGTGAACACCATCACGGCCAGCGCCGTGCGCGGGGACTCAGCCGTGACCTTTTACACTTATAACCCGCCGGCGAGCGTCGCCAACTGGGTCAACGAGGAGGCGCTGTGCATCCACGAGGGGAGACTTTCGCACAAAAGCAGCTATCTGGACATCCCGCCGCACTGGCTGGGTGCGAGCTTTCTGTCGAAAGCGGACATCATGCGCAGGACCAACGAGCGAGCCTATCGCCACATGTACCTGGGCGAAGTGACGGGCACGGGCGGGCAGGTGTTTGAAAATCTCGAATTGCGGTCCATTCCGGACGGGGAAATCAGTCGTCTGGGCGCGTTTTACGACGGGCTGGACTTTGGATATTACCCCGATCCCACCCACTGGGTGCGCGTGAGCTATGACCCATCCCGTCTGACGGTATATGTGGTGGACGAGCTACGCAGGTACCGCACCACAGACCGGGAATTTGCCCGTCTGCTGATGGAGCGCAGGGACGTGACCGCGTCCACGGAGATCATTTGCGACAGCGCGAGCGAAAAGCCGCTGGCGGAGCTGCGAAGCGAGGGTCTGCGCTCCGTCGTGGGCGCAATGAAAGGGCGCGGAAGCATCGAAACGGGCATTAGGTGGCTCAGGATGCGGGCGCACATCGTGATCGACCCGGCGCGCACGCCGGAGACGGCGAAAGAATTCGCGCAGTACGAATTCGTGAAGCTGAAAAACGGGTCGTTCACGGAGAGCTATCCCGACCGCGACAACCATGCCATTGACGCGGTGCGCTATGCGCTCAACCGCGTATGGCTGAGAAAGGACAGATGACATGCTTGCAAGACTGATCGAATGGGTGCAGCGGCTGTTTGGCTTAAGAGCGCGCAAGGCAGCCGAGCCGGTGGACACGTTTGTGCAGCGGTATGAGGACGCGACGGGCGAAAACATTACTGCGGTGATTGCCGGACGGCTGTCTGCCCTGACCCTTGGCGAAAGCACACTGGCCGTGGAAGGCAACGGCCAGCGCGCGGAGCTGCTGACCGGCGTTGCAAACACCCTCTGGCGGAAGATGCCCGGCATCGTGGCGCAGGCCTGGGGCAAGGGCGGCAAGGTGCTGGTGCCGATGGTGACAGGCGGGGAAATCGTGGTCACTGCGGTGGATCAGTCTCGCGTGGCAGTGAGCGCGCGGCAGGGAGAGCGCATCACGGCCGCCACGGTGTTGGCAGATCAGGCGCAGGTGAACAGCCGCCGCTACTACCGCCTGATGGACTACCGGCTGGACGGAGACTTGCAGGTCATCCGGCAGCGGGTGGTGAGTGAATCGGGAATGCCGGTATCTCTGGACACGGTTTCGCAGTGGGCAGGCATTGACGAGGAGGTCAGCATTGTCGGAACGGACCGTCTGCTCATGGCGTGGATCAGGTGCCCGCGCGACAACCGCGCGCAGGAAAGCGATTACGGCGTGCCCGTCACCTGGGGCGCGGAAACGGAGATAGCGGAGCTGTGCGAGCATCTGAAATGGTACCGCCGCGAGTTCAAACTGGCACGGCCCATGCTGGGGCTGGACGCGACGCTGTGGCGCAATCTCGACGACCTGTCCATACAGGACGTGCGCCGCACCGTGCAGGACGACGAAACGCCCTTTGTGCCCGTGAGCTATGGAGCCATCGGCGAGGGGCAGCAGTGGCAGCACTTCGCCCCTGCCATCCGCCAAAGCGAGTTTGAAGGGCGGCTGCAAAGCCTGTACCGCCGCGTGGAGAAGGCATGCGGACTGTCGCAGGGGATCCTGACCGAGCGCCAGCAGATGAATTACGCCAACCGCGACGAGGTGCGTGCCGCGATGTACGACACCTACAGTCTTGTCAGCCTGATGCGGCGGGAGATCGAAAGCGCTGTGCGCGACGTGCTCTACGCCGCCGACGTGCTGGCCGAGCGCTTCGGGCTTTCCCCCGCGGGGGCGCGGGGACAGTGGGAAGCGGCTTTTGACTGGGACATGAGCCTGCTGGAAAGCAGCCAGCAGACCTTCGCACAGATGAGCGAACTGCAAAGCCGCGGGCTGATCACGGGCGAGCGGCTGACCCAGTGGGTGCTGGGCGGCACGATGGAGGACGCGCGCGCGGAGGTGGAGCAGGCAAAGGCGCAGCAGCCGGACCCGATGGCGGGGGTGTTTGACAGCTGACGAGGGGTGGTCACATTGGATGCGGCGGAACGTGCGGCTAAGATCTTCATACGCCGCTATGAGGCGCTGAACGAGGAATACCTTGAAATCATCGGCGAGCGCATCCGGGCCATCGGGCGCGTCTCCCCCACCGACCTATACCGGCTCGAGCGCCTGCGGGATATTGGCGCGGACATGCAAAAGCTAAAACGGAAGCTCGCGTCGGAAACCGGGAAAAGCCTGAAAGATCTGGAAAAGCTGCTGCGTCAGGCGGCGGACGCGGCCATGAAGCCCTACGACGGGCTTATGAATGCCGAGCCTTACCTGCGCAACGAAATTGCCGAAGCCATGGCCGCCGCGCAGTACATCGAAACGGCCCGCGCCATGGTGAACCTGAGCAACACCACGGTAAGCAGCGCGTCCTATCAGGGGCTTGTGGACCGTGCGGTGAGCGCCGTGCAGCTGGGCACGGAGAGCTACCAGAGCGCCATCCGAAGCGTGCTTCGCGGCGCGGCGTGGGACGGCCTGTGCGTGATAGACAACACGCGCAAGGTGCGGTATGCGAGCGGCCTGACCCGCAGGCTGGACACGGCGGCGCGCCAGAACGTGCTGGACGGCTTCCGGGCGCTGATGCAGCGCACGCGCGACGAAGCTGGCAAGGCGTTTGGGGCCGATGGTGTGGAGATCAGCGCCCACATGCTGTGCGCGGAGGATCATCTGCCGTATCAGGGGCGGCAATTCAGCCTTGAGGAGTTCGAGAGGCTGAATCAGACCCTGCGGCGGCCCATTGCCAAGGGGATATGGAATTGCAGCCATGTAGCCGAACCCATCGTGCTGGGCATCAGCGAACCGGCGTACACGGAGGAGGAGCTGGCCGAGTACCGCAGGAGCAGCGTGGAGCAGGTCACCATTGACGGAAAGACCAGAAGCCGATACCAGTGGACGCAGGAGCAGCGGCGGATTGAAACCGCCATCCGCAGGGAAAAGGACGTTGCCATTGCCGCCAAGGCCGCCGGGGACGACGTGCTGCGCAGGCAGTGCCAGCAGCGCATCAATGACTACCGGAAGCACTACGAGCGCATCAGCAAGGGCGCTGGGCTGGAAGTGCGGACGGACAAGATGGCGGTGAGCGGGTTCAGGGCGGTAAAGACGGCGGGCGAGTTGGTGGCTTCACGTGTATCAGGCACAACCACTTCCGATGGCATCGCCGTATCTGTTACCAGTCATGTAGTAGAGCGCGCAACAGAGAGGGGCGTGTCATCAGAAGACATCGTTCGTGCATTGACATCACCATTGAAAATGGGTACAATCAAAACTGATGAATACGGTCGGCGAAGCAGACAATACATCGGTGAGCACGCTACTGTCGCTGTTAATCCAGATACGGGTGCCACAGTATCTGTATGGCCAACACACAGCAAGATTGCAAGAAAGCTCTTAAAGGAGCAGGGAGAGCAATGAAAATTCCATTTTCCAAAGACCAGGCACAGTTCATTCAAAGTGTTTCGGACGTTGATCCGTTCAGCGATCTTTCAGACGATATGCTTTTAAAGCTGATCGATGATTTGCAGAACCATTTGCAGACGTTCGGGATCAATGCTTCGGGCAACGGAGAAAACGAAGCCGGAACAAAATGTGCAAATCTTCTTGCATGGCTCGCCAGAAACACCTAAACCGCCTTTTGGCGGTTTTTTGAATACGTTGGAAAGGCCGCGCACCCAACACGGGGCGCGGCTTTTGCATACAAAAAATTGGGCCGGAACGCCGTAAAACTACCAAGCCGGGGCGGAAGGGCACCGCGTAAAAAAACCGTAAGGCGACAGGAGGATATTATGACCAGAGACGACGTAAGAAAGACCTTTCCCGAAGCGACTGACGAACAGGTGAAGGCGATCATGGACCTGCACGGCGCGGACATCGAGCGCACCAAGGGCGCTGCCGGGGCCGACACTGCGAAGCTGACCGCCCTGCAAAACGAGCTGGACGAGGCAAAGACCACCATCGGCACGCTGGAAGCCGCAAAGGCCGACGCGGACAAGCTGCAGGCCGAGATCGACCGCTACAAACAGGCGGAAGCGCAGCGGCAGGAAGCGGAGAAGGCCGCACAGGCGCGCGCCGCGCTGGAAAGCCGGTTCAATGCCGTCGTGGGCGACCGCAAGTTCGTGCACGACTTCGTGCGGCAGGGCGTTCTCGGCGAGTTTGAAAAGGCGCTGGCCGACAAGGCCAACGAAGGAAAGGGCGACGCGGCCATCTTCGACGGGCTGACGCGCGACAAGGACTATTTTGCAAGCATGAACCCCGGAGGCAAGCCGGACATGGGCGGCATCGGCGGCGTTTCGTCCGACGACGACGCCCGCGCCATCATGGGACTGCCGCCGAAAAAGTAAGAAACGGAGGATAACGATATGCCGAACAACATCACCCCTTTCAAGAGGTACACCAGCCTGCTGGACGAGGTATACCAGAACGCCAGCGTGACCAGCATGCTTGACATGAACGGCGCCACGGTGCGCATGGGCGTAAACGCCAACGAGATCGTGATTCCCAAGATCAGCATGGACGGCCTGGGCGACTACAGCCGCAACAGCGGCTATGCGCAGGGCAGCGTGACCCTGACCCACGAAACGGTCAAGTTCAACTACGACCGCGGCCGCCGCTTCACCGTGGACGCCATGGACGACGAGGAGACCGCAGGCGTGGCCTTTGGCCAGCTTTCCGGCGAGTTCATCCGCACCAAGGCAGCCCCCGAACAGGACGCCTTCCGCTTTGCTACCTATGCGAGCGTGAGCGGCATCAGCACCACCGCAGGAGCAGACCTGTCCGACGCGGCAGCCGTGCTTGCGGCCCTGATCGCCAGCCAGAACAAGATGGACGAGGACGAGGTGCCCACCACCGAACGGTATCTGTTCATCACCCCCACGCTGTACAACCTGGTGCAGAACATCGACACCACCAAGAGCAAGGCCGTGATGGACAGCTTCGCCGCCGTGACCAAGGTGCCCCAGAGCCGGTTCTATACCGCCATCGACCTTAAGGACGGAATTGACCATACCGGCGATGATGAACCCGGTTCCGATGAAACCGCCGGCGGCTATGCCAAGGCCTCCGGCGGCAAGAACATCAACTTCATGGTGATCCACAAGCCGGCGGTGATCCAGTTCAGCAAGCACGTGGTGAACAAGATCATCACGCCGGAGCAGAACCAGACCAGCGACGGCTGGATGTTCTTCTACCGCGCCTACGGTCTGGCCGACGTGTACGAGAACAAGCTGGCCGGCATCTACCTGCACGCCGCCACGACCTGATGGAGGTGATGGGATGAGGACGGTTGGCAGAGTGTACCCGGGGGAGGATGGGCGCCGTCCTCCTCCCGGCGTGAAGGCGGCCGATCTGCGTGAGAGCGTGGATGCGGCTGCCTGTGCCACAGCGAGCGGCAACCAAGCCGACAGACCGCACAGCGCGAACACCGGAGGCGGTCGTGCGAACGTGGTAAAGCGGCCTTCCGGGGCCGGGAAACGGGGGCGAAAAGCGTGTACCTGACCTATGACGAGTACAAATCCATGGGCGGCACGGCGGAAGAACCCGCTTTCACCCGCCTGTGCACGGCGGCATGCGGACGCATCGACAGGCTGACCCACGGACGCAGCCACGGTTTGGACGAGGTCCCGGAGGCAGTCAGGCTGGCCGCGTTCGAGCTGATCCGCCGGGCGGAGAGCTACGAGGCAGAGGACGCGCGCATGGCCTCCTTCACCAACGACGGAATGAGTGTGTCCTACGTGCAGGAAACGGCCCCGCAGCGCGATTCCTCGCTCAACAGCGTGGTGATTGACCTGCTGTGGGGGCTGAAAGCCGCGGACGGGAAAACGCCGCTGCTGTATGCGGGGGTGGCAGGGTGAGTATGCACGGGTACCGACGGTATTTCACGGATACCGTGACGATCTACCATAAGACGGTGGACCCTGTGACGAAGGACGACGTGCTCGAGCGCGTCGTGGCGCCGGCTGTGATGGCGCGGTGGCATACTGAAAGGACGCTCGATTCGTCCGGCGTGGTGAAGGTGGCGCAGTCGCTGAGCGTGACCGTGCTGCCCGATACCGACCCCGGCGAGCTGATGCAGCCGGGCGACTACCTGCTTGTGGGCGACGGGCCGGAGCTGACGGAGGAATACACGCTTAAGCACCTTCGGCGCGACTGGCCGGGCCTTGCGCAGATACAGGCCATCGCAGACAACCGGGGCAAGCCTCACCTCAAGCACAGAAAGGTGGAATGCGTATGAAGCTGACCATCAAGGACTATTCGCAGTTGTTGCGCGAGCGTGGCATCGGGCGCGGGCATCCTGTACAGGTATTCATTGCAAGTGAAGCTATCAGGCTAATGTGGAAGTACACACCAAAGAAGTCAAAAGTAATGGCGGGGTCCGCTAAGGTTGCAAGCGGTGGAACGGAAATCCATCAGTACACGCCATACGCCCAAATTCAGTACAAAAACACACATTTCCGGCATCGTGGCATCGAGACGCACCACTGGTTTGAGGCCATGAAGCGGAACGGAGGAACCGAAAAGATACTTAGGGCGGCGTGCAGGAGGGCAGGTGCAAGATGAACGCAGTGATGAATCAGGTGATCGCGTGGCTGGCCGGATTTGAAGGCGTAGAAGGGGCGCAGCGCATAACGCCGGACCTTCTGGAGGACGGCGACATGAGCCTGAGCGACCTGCCGGAGGACAGCATGACCATCTATGTGGACGGCACGCGGGATGTGACCGCCTATGCGATGTTCCGCCTCCGCCACGGGGTAAAGACCCACGGCGAGCGCATGGAGGCGCAGGAGCTGCTGGATACATTCGAGCGGGAGGTGTGGCGGCGTAACCTTCGCCGCGACCTGCCGGAGGGAGACGCCCGCACGCAGTTCCAGAGCGTGACCGTCAGCCAGAGCCCGTACATGCTGGAAACCGACGGCGATACCGCCGTGTTCCAGTTCAGCCTTGAAATCAACTATGTGCAGGCTGTATGAGCTTGACAGCCTGCGGATAATGCGGGTATGATACGGATGCGCGGGCAACCGCGCCGGTGCAGAAGGTTCACCAAGATCCTGAAAGGGAAGGAGGTGAAGCCTGTGTTGCAAATGCTTTTTGAGGTACTCAACATCCTGCTGGCCGCTGCCATGGCAACGTACATCGGATGGCTGATGAACAAAAAAAGAAACGGCCACGATGAGCAAGATCGTGACCGCTAAACAGCAGAGGTAAAGGTTCAACCCTCTGCACCGTTACAATATCACAGCCGCATGGAAAAGTCAAGCCGCCCGCGTACCGCCGGAGCGGCTTTTGCATACCCCAAAAATGAATGGAGGAAAAAGATTATGGCCAAAAAGCGTATGGCGTGGGAGACCGCGCACTATCTGGGCGTGGTGGCTGCGCCCGAAACTGAGGACATCTATCTGCTTGGCGTGGGCATCAAGAGCCTGAACCGCTCGCCTTCTCCCAAGACGACCACGGACGCCTACATCAATGAAAAGAACGGATCGCCCACCATCACGGGCTATGACAACAGCTTCGCACTCAACTATGACGACATCGTGGACGATGACGCCGTCAAGGCGTTGCAGCGGGTGGCAGACGACCAGCTCACGGGCACGGACGCGGAGTTTTATTACTACCGCGTGGATCTGCTGGCCGAGGCTGAAGCAGGCGCCTATCCCGCGCGGCGCTATCGCGTTGCGTGCGAGCCCGGCGACGAGACCAACGAGGCCGCAAGCGTGGTCAGCGCGAGCTGCACCCTCCGCCAGATCGGGGACCTCGAAAAAGGTACGTTCAACACGTCCACCAAGACGTTTACACCCGATTCGGAGGCATGACGGACGACGGCGCGCCATGTGTTCCTGCTGCATGGCGCGCCGCCTGTGAAACTTAGGAGGAGCTAAACCAATGAAAGAAATGACCATCAGAATGCCCGAGCCCGTGAAGCTCAAGATCAACGGGCATATCTTCCAGCTTCAGAAAAGCGACGTTGAGATCCTGCACATGGTTCAGGACGCCAAACGCAAATACGAAGGCAGGGATATTTCCGGCGTAGATGGCGCACTTGAAGCAGCCGGCGATCTCCAGAGGATGATCGACGGCATTCTTGGCAAGGGCGCTACCCGAAAGCTGAGCGGTTGCGACAGGCCCGGCCTTGCTTTTTCCTACCACATGCTGACGGAGATCGCGCAGGGCGCGGTTGAGGCCTGTGCACAGGCGCTGGAAGAGGCGTATGCATGAGTTTTCTCTGTCGCACATTCCCCGGAAGGCCTGGCCGGGGGCTGTTTTCGGTGAAAACGGACAGAGCTATGAGGTAGATGCGGATTTTCGCACGGTGCTCAAGTGCCTGCGCGTGCTCAGGGATGAGGACATACGGGAACGCGACCGGCTCTATTTGTTGAAACAGTGGTTTTTCCGGGGGCAGGATGTGCCTGGAGGGCTTGAAAAGTTCATCGGCTTTGCCTTCGGGGAGTGCAGGGAGCCGTCAGAGCAGCCGCGCATGATGGACTTTGAGCAGGACGCCGATGCGATCTACGCATCTTTTCTGATGGCTTATGGCATGGACCTGACGGAAATACCGTTCCTGCACTGGTACAAGTTTCTCGTGCTTCTTCGTCTGCTTGGTGAGGACACGCCGCTGGAAAAGCGAATTGCGCTTCGCGGAATGGATACATCCAAACTCAAGGGGGAAGCGCGTATCAGGGCCGAGCGGGCACAGCAGGCTGTGGCGCTAAGGGAGCCTGCAAGCGCAAGGGAAGAAGCCGTGCGACAGGAAATCACCCGCGCGCTGGAAGAGGGAAAGGACCCGTCGGAGATCATTCGCAGGATGGGAGGCGATGAGGATGCCGGTTGACGGAACGCTGATCTTTGATACGAAAATCGACAGATCAGGGATTGAGAAGGGGTCAAAACTTGCAAAGAGCGACCTTGAAAAGCTCGGAGCGCAGGTAAAGGATATTTTTTCATCCAAAAACTTAACCTCCGGGCTGGCAGATCTGGGCGGGAAGCTGGTTGGCGCGTTTGCCTTTGCCAAGCTGGCGAAGGGACTGAAAAATGTTACGGTTGCCGCTGTCAAATACAACGCGCAGATGGAAGCATACCAAACCAACTTTTCCGTCATGCTTGGGGACGAGGCAAAGGGCGTGGAGTATGTCGCGCAGCTTCGGGAAAAAGCAGCCAAGACACCCTTTGGCATGGAGGATCTGGCCAGCGCTGCGCAGACCATGCTTTCCTTTGGCATGGACGCTGAAAATGCCAATACGGCCATGGACCGTCTTGGAGACATCGCGCTTGGCAACAAGGACAAATTCCAGAGCCTTTCCCTTGCGTTTTCTCAGATCAGCGCAGCCGGCAAGCTGACGGGAGAGGACCTTTTGCAAATGGTGAACGCGGGTTTCAATCCGCTCAACACCCTTGCTGAAAAAACCGGCACAAGTCTGGGAGATCTCAAGGATGTGATGAGCGGCGGAAAGGGGTCCGCCGCGTTTCGCAAGCAGATGAAGGACGCCCAGAACGAGGTGAAGAAGCTCGGCGCCGGGGCCAGCGAGGGCGCCAAGCTGCTTGCCCAGATCGGACAGGAAGGCATGATCTCGGCCGAGATGGTGGGCAAGGCGATGGAGATCGAAACCAGCCCCGGTGGCCGCTTCTACGACGGAATGGAGAACGCCAGCAAAACGCTTGAGGGGCAGTTTTCAACGCTCAAGGACAACTCCATGCAGCTTGTTGGAAACATTTTCAGTCCCATCAGTGATGCGCTGAGCGGTGTGATTCTTCCGGCCGCAAACGGCGTGATCGATGCGCTGAACGGGCTGTTCGAGGACAAGAGTTTCAAAGTGGAGGCAAAGGCCGAGGTAGAAGCTGCAAAAGCCGACCTCAATAGCCTTGACGAGGACGTGAAGAAGCTCAAGGAAAAATTCCTACAGGAGCAAATCACGATCAATATCAACACCGATGCTGCCAAGGGCGTGGCTTCTGAGCTTCAAGACATGTTTGAGGTGGAGCCGCGTTTGAAGGACTGGTCAGAGGAAGATAAAGAAAAGGCGTTTGCCATTATCGATGAATTGAACGCGCTTCTCCCTGAATTCGATTACACGCCGGATGAGCAAGGGCTGAAACAGCTACAGGAAGCTCTCAAAGAGGAGGGCGGCTCGGTTGACGCGCTAATTGAAAAGTACAAGGAGCTCGCCCAGCTGCGCAACATTGGCGACTTTGTAGGCGGCTTGAAGGGACAGCTTACCGACGCGCAGATCAATGCGGCTATGCTAACCCAGAAAAAAGGCGGATATGAGGCGGCATTGGCAGAGAGCAAGAGACTAGCGGCTGCATATGGAGCGTTGGGCAGCGAACATGGCGATCTGAAATCAATGGTTGACTGGATGGCGTTGACCGGGAACAGCATTGACGCAGACGCAATACAAAATGGTCTTGGTTTTCTCAAGACTTTCTCAGACCTTGGAGGTAATCTCGGCGACTTGCCCGGTTTTGACAAACTTATTGATGAAGCCGGAAATCTGAAAGGTGCCGGAGACCTCGAAGGTGATTCCGAATCACTGACGGCATTGCAAAACGCTCTATCCGCGCTGTATGAATTGGCAGGAGACAAAGCGGTGGAAGAAGACGAAAAGGTAGCGGCCTATGAAGCAGAAATAGCCGCCATTCAGGCAACGCTCGACAATGCAATGGCTACCATAGCATCGCTTGAAGCAGAGCTGGCCAACGCCGAAAGCCTCAAGGAGCGGATTGAAGACGGCGAAACGCTAGAGGGTATCTTGTCGGAAATCTCTGCCGAGCCGTATACAGCGACCGTTGAGGTGGATGACCAAGTAACCGAAGGTGTTGAAAACGCAGAACAAGCCCTTGATGGGATTAACGGTAAGACCGTCAACACATACATCAAGGTAACGACGGTGCCGGGCGGCGGGGATGTTGACGGCTCGCACGCTGGCGGTCTTGACCGTGTTCCATTTGATGGCTATATAGCGCAGCTTCACGCAGGGGAGGCGGTATTGACGAGGTCAGAGGCGAGCTTGTGGAGGGCTGAAAAAGCCGCATCACTTGTAGGCGGTGGCATGTTGGGTGACGCTGGCGCCAGCTTCCAGCAGGTGAACAACTTTAACGTCCCGGTGCAGACGCCGGACGAGTTCGCCAAGACCATGCGCCTGTATGCCACCTATGGACTGGAAGGGGTGATCTGATGGAAACCAGCCGGGCCAATGTGCTCATCCACCGCAGCGATGGGCAGACCTTTGCCATGGATGACAAGCCCATTGGACTGCTTGAGCTGAAAGGCGTTGATGCGCCTGCCATGGAGGTGTTCACCGAGAAAAACGCCGTGGGCGACGGCGACACGGTGACGGGCAGCCGCGTGGCGGCAAGGGACATCACCATCCGGGCCAAATCGCGCGGGGGCATCAAAAACGCCATTCTGCGCGCCCGGGCGGTGGTGTTTTTTGATCCGCAATATACCTATGACGTGGATATCAGCTACGACGGCGTGACCCGCACCGCGCGGGACTGCCGCCTGCGGGCCGTGGCCATCCCGTCGGGCAGCCTGTATCAGCCGCTTGACATCACGGCCACGTTCCTGTGCCCCTATGGGTATCTGGACGGAGAGGGCGGCATGGATGGCGTGGACCTCAACAGCATTACGCCAAGGCTTGGGTGGCCGTATGTGTCGATGATGAAGGACGGCGTGCCCGGAAAAGCGCGTTCAGGTTTGGACGATGCTCCCGGCATGCTGTTCGGCGTGTACAACTACGACAAAACCGTGGTCATCCACAACCGGGGAAGCGCCCCCACCTGGGTGCGCGGCGTGTTTACCGCCATGGGGCCGGGCACGGTGCAAAACCCCAAACTGATTCACGGGGACGCCTTCGTGCGCGTGCTGTATACCATGAATCCGGGCGACGTGGTGGACATTGACACCGAAAAACGCATCGTGCGCATCAACGGGGTGAACGCGCTGAACAAAATCGACAAGGCGAGCAGCTTCGGCAGCATGCGCGTGGACCCCGGCTACAGCGTGATCGGCTTCGACGCCGACACCAACCCCGACCAGCTCAGCGCGCGGGTGTATTTCCAGATTCGGTATTTAGGAATATGAGTTTGTGCCACAGCGAGCGCTTTGAGGGAAGGGGACCCTCAAAGAAAGCGAGCGGCAACCGCGTCGCTTGCCTGCACAGCATGGGCCGCGCCTCACGGGCGCGGAACGTGCGAACCAACACAAGGACGGCAGAGCCTGTGCCACAGCGAGCGAAGGGTGGGAATGGGACCCGCCCGGAAGCGAGCGGCAACCGCATCGCTTGCCTGCACAGCGCGGGCCGCGCCGCGGGCGCGGAACGTGCGAATCATCACATTTGGGGGTGTAAGAAATAGAAGTCGCCGGTCTTGACAAGAATCTCGAAACCCTTACCTATTTCCAGTACCTGAACCTGCAATGGAAGCGGCGTTACTACGAGCCGGGCAGCTTTTCCATGCGCATTCTGGCGGCGGACTATGACCCGCGTGTGAAATTCCTCTACACGCCGGATCGCCCGGAGGTGGGCATGGTGGAAAAGGTGGACTACGAGCGCACGGCGCAGGGCGAGTTTGTGCAGCTGAGCGGGTCATTTCTTGAGGCGCTGTACAACCGCATCTATGCCTATCCGCACATCAAGGGGACGTACACGCTGGCGGCGCTGCTTGACCACGTTCTTAATCATCCGGGACAGTGGTACACACTGGACCTGTACGCCCCGCAGCCGGACGCGACCGCCTTTGACGAAACCGAGGTGGACGTGTCCTGGCAGAATGACACCATCACCGACTGTCTCTATTCCACGCTGAAAACCCTCGAATTGAGCTGGCGGTTTGCGCTGGACCCGGACACGGGGAAGGTGCTGCTTCGTATCTGGCAGGGGGCGGACCGGACGCAGGCGCAGGAGGCAAACCCCTTTGCCCTGTTTTCGGACGACAGCCACCACGTAACGCAGTTTTCCTATACCGAGGACGAAAGCGGCTACAAGAACCATGCCGTGGTGTTCTACGGCAGCGACTCCATCGGCGATCCCTACCGGCACGACGTGTACACCGAAAACTGGCAGACCGAGGGCCGCCGCTGGCTGATGATGAACGTGGACGACGACCTGACCGAAGCCGAGCGCACCCAGAAGGCGCACGACGAGCTGAAAAAGTATCCCATCGTGCAGAGCGCCGACATCGAAGTGATCCAGAGCGGGCTTTTGTACCGGAAGGACTACGACCTGGGCGACAAGTGCGACGTGGTATGCCACCGGCTGGGCAAGAGCTTTGCGGCGCGCATCACGGGCGTGAACGAGGTGTTCAAGGCCGGGCAGCACAGCGTGAGCCTGACCTTCGGCGAGAGCGCCAGCACGGTCTACCAGCGCGTGGCGCGGCATGGCCGGGGCGACGTCCGCGGGTACGAACTGCCGCAGATCACGTCCAGAAGGGTGCGCATCCTGATGCCGGGGAACGACTGGCAGACGGCAACGATCAACAGCCCAAAGACGGGGGTATAGCCCGGCGGCTGCGCACAGGCGCCACCGGGTGCCGGAGGGGCGCTTCGCCGCCATCGGGGATCGCGGCGCATGGACTGCCCGCATCCCTGCGATCGTTTTTTCAACCACTCACCACAAATGGAGGTGCATTAATTCTCATGTTTTCCCTACCCTTTGACAGCAAGATCACCGGATACGATTCCAGCGGCATCCCTCAATACGACCGGGCCAGCGGCAGCGCGGAGTTTGCACGGCTGCTGGCGGCGTTCCTGACCAACGGCGTATTTGGCAGCGGCATGTTTGCCGTGACGGCCAAAACCGGCATGCAGGTGGAGGTGAGCGCGGGCAGCTGCGTGATAGGCGGGCGGTTCGGCTTTGCCATCGTGCCTGAGACGCTGACGGTTGCAGCGGACGTGCAGTACCCGCGCATCGACACCGTGGTACTGCGCATGGACGTGGCCGAGCCGGTACGCGACATCCACCTTGAGGTACATCAGGGCACGCCCTCGCCCGCGCCGCAGGCCCCCGCCCTCACCCGCGACGGCACCGTGTGGGAGCTGGGGCTGGCCAACGTGCTCATCCCCGCCAACAGCACCGCCATCGCCCAGGAGCGCATCACCGATACCCGGCTGGACACGAGCCGGTGCGGGATAGTTGCGGCGATCAACAGCAAAATCGACACCACCGCCCTCTACAACCAGATTCAGGCCGATCTGGCATCCTTCAAGGGCACGGAGCAGGCGGGGTTTGCCACGTGGCGTGAAAATGAGCAGAATGTTTTCGGCGCGTGGAAGGAAACGGAGCAGAACGAATTTACGGCATGGTTCGACGAGATCAAAGGCATGCTGGAGGGCGACATTGTGGGCAACCTGCTTTCGCAGATTGAAGGCAAGGCGACCACGGCGACCTACTCCGCCACGCTCACCGCCGCGGGGTGGAGCGCCTCGGCGCCCTACACGCAGACCGCGTCGGCCGCGGGCGTGCTCAGCACGGACGATCCCTTCGTGGACGTGGACATGAGCGGCGCGTCGGGGTCCGCACAGGGCACGGCGCTCACCGAGGCGTGGGGGTTCGTGGGCCGCGTCACGGCGGGCAACGGCCAGATCACGGCGTATTGCTACGAAGACAAACCGGCGGTCAAC